GCGCTGCGTGCAAAGAAACGATTAAAGAGTTTAGTACATATGCTTGGGATGAAAAAGCAGCTACAAAAGGAGAAGATAAACCGTTGAAAGTCAATGACCACTGCTTTGTAGCAGGAAGTTTAGTCTCAACTAAATGGGGTACTTGTCCTATAGAAAAGCTGGAGATTGGAGATGAAGTTCTTACACCTATTGGATACAAAAAAATAGTGGATATCTTTGTGCATGATGATAAAGTTGCAGATTTTTATATTTTTGGTACAAAAGTTAGATGTACTCCTCATCATAAAATTTACACTGCAAATCGTGGATGGATAGAAGTAAAAGACTTTACTCCACTTGATACAATTTTAAAAGTAAATGAGGATATATGTTTAAAAAAGAACAGATCATTTTTAAAGGTATCAGATTTAGAAGGTACCCATACAGTAAAGATAGAGCCTCTAGAGTCTATTTTAGCCCATCTATCGCAGACAAAAAAAAAGGATATGAAACTTTGCACAGAGAAATCTGGAAAGATACTAATGGGGAAATCCCAAAGGGAATGCATATACATCACATCGACTTTAATCCCCTTAACAATGACATTAGTAACCTCTGCTTACTCTCTACCAAAGACCATTGTAGAATTCATCAAAACAACTATTCACAAGAACAAAAAGAAAAACAAATCAATCACTTACATTCTATTAGGCATCTTACAAAAACTTGGCATAGTACCGATGCCGGACAACTATGGCATAGAGAACATGCAAAGAAAACATTTAAATATCCAGAAAGGACTTTGCAATGTGTTCAATGCTCCACAGTTTATACAACAAAAAAACAATATGGATCAAAATTTTGTACAAATAAGTGTAAGTCTAAATGGAGAAGAGACAATCACATTGACGATGAGTTTAGACTATGCGCTTTCTGTGGTAAACAATATAGATGTAACAAATACCGAAAGTCCATCTGTTGCAGTATGTCATGTGGATGCAAATACAATAGAAAAAGTCTATAATTTACACGTAGAAGACTGCCACTGCTACTTTGTAAACAGCTTATTAGTTTTAAATTGTATGGATTCTATAAGGTATAGCACATATACACACTTTTACAATAGATCGACAAAGCGTATGACTGAACAAGATGCTATTGATTTGGAAAGAACTTTTGGAAAAAGATAATTTTATATCAGAATATCCTGTCATCCAATTTCACCTTTTCCCTAATGGGTTACAGTTTATTTTTATGAAGAATTTTAAAACATAACTCATTTATACACAATACATTTCAATTATAATTGTATATATATTGCTACAAAATATATATTAAAATATAAAATTTAAATATTTTAATTTGCAAACTAATAAAAAATACCTTAAATATGTACTATAAATATTATAATTTTGCTAATGCATTATTAGAGGTACATGGATTACATATACTCCCCAAATTTAAATGATAACTCGATTGTAAATGAGTATGATAGAAAATATTTGGATGCTTGGACATGCTGGAGTCCTTTTTATCCACTAGCTAACTCAGATTTACGATACTACCTTGGAAACCAATGGGAAGATGATGAAAGACAAAAGCTATTTCAAGAAGGTAGAAATGCGTGGTCATTTAATCTAATTAGAAAAAATATCAATATGATTGATGGCTATCAAAGGTCACATAGACTTAGCTCTGTAGTAGTACCTCAGCAGCCAAAAGATCAACAAGCAGCTGATGACTTATCAGACTTACTTCAATATGTAATGCAGCACGGTGATGGCTATAAAACGATTTCTGACGCGTTTTCTGGGGCTATAAAAACAGGATGGAATCTTTGTACTGTATATATGGACTATCGTGATGATCCAGTAAATGGGGACATTAAGTTTGGTCGTGAGCCGTACTGTGGATTTATTACAGATGCATTTTTTACCAATTTAGACTTTAGTGACTGTGCATATGTAATCCGTAGAAAGTATATAAGCCCTGAACAAGCGTGCTCACTACTTCCTGGTATGGAGGATAAAGTTTGGGAAGTTTTTGAAAAAGGCTCTGCTAGAGATGACAAGTTTACGTGGCTTCCATATCAAACTGAGGGTGAAGGGAGTAACCAACTTGCATTTAACGAATACTACAAACAAGTATGGAAAAAAGTTCCTGTGCTAGTGGATGAACTTACTGGTGAGCATATGGAATGGGACGGTTCTAAAGAGTCTTTAAAGTACATGCTTAGTACGTATCCACAACTAAAAAAGATCTATAAACAAAAGAAAGTTATTGAATGCCACATCATTTTAAATAACGTCTTTTTTAAAACAATTGAAAATCAATTTGGCTTGGATGAATATCCGTTTGTACCGTTTGTTGGACAGTTTGAGCCCGAATGTGATGTATGGGATCTTAAGTTACAATCGCTAGTTAGATGTATGGTTGATCCACAAAGAGAGTCTAATCGCCGTCTATCTCAAATGACTGACCTTGTAGAATCGCAAATAAACTCTGGTTGGATAGCAGATGAGGAATCTGTTATTAACCCGCGTAGTTTATTCCAAACTGGCCAAGGTAAAGTTATCTGGAGAGATAGAAATGCAAAACCAGGTGCATTAGAGCGTATTCAACCGGCACAAATTCCACCATCTATGTTCCAGCTGCAAGATCTATATGCAAAGTCAATGGCAGAAATCTTAGGTGTAAATGACGCCGCGTTTGGTATCCCTGACTCTGGAAATGAAAGTGGTATTATGATGATGCTACGACAAGGTGCAGCAATTACCAATCTGCAAGGAGTTTTTGATAACTTACGCTTATCACAAAAGAATCTATCTAAAAAAGTACTAAAGCTTATACAGACTTGGACACCGGAAAAAGTAGAACGTATCCTTGGAAGGAAACCTAGTGAGCAGTTTTACTCTAAAGACTTTATCAAGTATGACATAGCAGTAACCGAAGGTGCACTAACAGACACTCAAAAGCAAACGTTTTTTAGACAGCTTGTTGATATCTATACTCTATCAGGTGGTGCTGGAGTTTCTCCAATTACTCCTAAGATGCTAGTACAAAATGCTCCTATACAAAGTAAAGGTACGATACTTGCACAAATTGAACAGCAAGAGCAGATGCAACAGCAAGCTCAGCAGCAAGCTCAGCAGCTACAAATGCAAATGCAAGCTAAACAAGTTGAAGCCGTAGATGCGCAAATTCAAAATACAAAAGCATCGTCTATTGAAAAATTAGCTGGAGCATCAGAAAGAAGAAGTAGAACTCAAAGTGATTTAGCACTAGCTACAGAAAGGATTTCTGAATCTGAACAAAATAGAGCACAAGCTGCATTAGATAGAGCAAAAACTATGGTAGAAATATCTAATCTTAGTGATGAAAGAATTTATAAAGTTTGGAATTTTGTAAATATGTTAGAAAAACAAGAAATCATAGACAGAGAAGAAATTGCAAATAAAGTTTCTAATCAAGCTATGAATATTAATTCTGGTGTTGGTCAAGATACAAGCGCACTATCTTTTCAAAAATCTACCATACCACAAGGTATGCAAAATCAAGCACCTGGGCAGCCAGGAGCTTTATAAATAATAGGAGCAAAAATGAAAAAACAAAGCGGATACGACAAGATGGATGAAAGTCTAGGGATGCGTAGAGGAAAAGAAAGCAAGATGAAGCAATCTTATAAAGATCGTAGAGATGAGTCTATGGGCAAAGGTAAGAAAGCAAATTTTGTTAAATTTTCATTAAAAGACAACATGCAATCTGGAGAAGTTAAAATGATTAATCCAGACTGCGCAAATATGGGTTCATAATATGCAAACAACAGGTGAAACACGCGATGCAATAATGGAGGATTTGAATAAAACTATTGAAAATATCATCAATGCAAATCAAAAACGCAAAGAAAAATATTGGATAGTTCTATTTTCAAAGCCAGCCAAGGGACATATAGACGGAAGGCCTGCCCTAACACAATTTATTAAACCATACACAGAAAAACCAACTCCAAAAATAGGTCAAATCGTTGCTGAAATAGACAATACAAAAGGAACAGTTAGCTGGGAAATAAATATGCCAGATGTGCCTTTTGCTTATGAGGAGTTACCAGGAGCAAAATACATAAGTGGCGGACAAACAGTTGTTGAAACGACAACTATTGCAAGTGCTTATGTGCTATAGCGCCGCCGGCTTTACGGGCGAAGGAAGAAAAAGTTGAGTGAAAATCAAGAAATATCGGGCGAAGAAGTATATCAGGCCGCCGCTGAGGAAAGCGTAGATCTAAACTTTCAAGAAGAGCAAAAGCGTACAGTACCACTGGATGCCCTTGAGTCTGAAAGAGCAAAAAGACAACGTTTGGAAGAAGAAAATCTTTTGATGAGAGAGAATTTAGAGTTACTTAAAGCTAACAAAGATAGAAACATTTCTAAACATCATGAGCAAGATGAATTAGAAGGTTTAGAAGACGATGACATTTTAACTGTTAAGCAATTTAAAAAGCTTAGCGAAAAGATGTCTAGTCAATTTAAAACTACCCTTAATGAATTGCAAGTAGCACAAAAATATCCTGATTATCAAGAGACAATAACTAAATATTTACCAGAAATTATTAAATCAAATCCTAGCCTTAGAGAAACTCTACAAAGAACTCAAGATTATGAACTTGCATACTATTTAGCTAAAAACTCAGAAGGATATAGAAATTCACAACATACACAGAAAAAAAATGCAGATGCTGAGCGTATATTAAAAAACTCTGAGCAAAGCAGTGGACTTTCTAGTGTAGGTGCATCTACCCCTGTAAGCCAAGCTAAAAGATACAAAGATATGAGCGATGATGAATTTGTACGGTTGATGCAAAGAAATAGGATGTAAAAAAAGGATACATACATGTCAAGTTCTATAACAAACACATCGGTTTTGCCTCCAGCAGTAAGAGACTACTATGATAGAGTCTTGCTGATGACAGCATTTCCGTATTTAATTCATACAAAATATGCACAAAGAAGAAATCTTCCTGAAAAATCAGGGGATACAATGGTATTTAGAAGATACACAAAATTAGATCCAGTGCCGATCGCTCTCGTTGATGGAATAACTCCTCCAGGAGCTCCATTATCTGTAACAGATATTAAAGCACAAGTAAGTTTTTACGGAAACTTTGTTACAATTACTAACCAAGTTCAACTTACTGTTGAAGATCGTACAATGAACGAAGCTGCTGAACTTTTAGCACAAAATCTTGGTCAGACTTTAGACCAAGTA